AGCTGGTTTGGGATCATGGCGAACCCTTTTTTGACTTTTTCCATCTTCTTTAATTCCTTCCTTGCTAGACCTCTTTATATGTCAAATTTTGGGTAATCAATAAGAACATTTAGCGAACATATATTTTTATTCACTCTTAGCTTTTAACACTTGCAATATAGAACAAATGTTATATAAATTTAGTATGAAACAAATCAACAAAAGGAAAGAAAATGATTAAATATATAGCACACTCAAAAAAATGGAGAGATAAAGTAAATGGAAATACTTATTTTTCTGTTCAAGTAACAAATTTAGAAAATAATGAAATGACTAAACTTCCATTTCAATATGGTTATGGAGATCATTTCAAATCTGTTACTTTAAATACATTATGTAAGAAAGATAACACTTCAAAGTTTAGTCTTTATCATGACTTTATTAAATGGATTGATGAGAAAGATTGCAAAAAAAAAGATGTTTTAAATTGGGGTAACAATAATGAAAAATAAAGATTTTAATTTATTCAATCTTTTTAGCAAGACCTTCAAAGATCGTAAGATGTTTGGTTTTATTGGTTTCGATGAACTTGGACTTATGCCTAAAGTTTCAAAGCCAATAAGACAGACAGAGGAAGAAACCTTAGAATTACCAGAGGATTATTTTAATAGCTTAACAAAGGAGAGAAAATGAACAAAGAACAAATAAAAAAAATAAATATAGAAAATAGTTGGGAGGTTCAACTGCCTTTATATTTGGATTTATATTCTAAATTAAATGCAGAAGGACAGAAAGAAATGAAAAGACAACTTACCTTATTAGGTAAAATGGTTGATGTCATACAAAAACAAAAAAAGGAGGGATAATGACAACAGATAAAATAACACCTAAATATATTGATAAAGTAAGAAATAAACTTCAATCAATTATAGATAAAGAAAAACTTAATTTTAATGTTAAGTTTGGAAATGCAACTTACGATGATGACACCTTTACAATGAAGTTGGAGGTGTCTTTACCTAATGCAAAAAGCAAAGAAGAAAAAGCATTGGATTATCATTTGAGGATGAGAGAAAACAACAAAAGTTGGATGAAACCTTTAGACTCAAAAAAGATTGCAGAAATAAAAACATCTCAAGGTCAAAGAAGATACACCCTTTGTGGATATAGACCTAAAGCAAGAAAAAATCCATTTATTGTGTTAAATTTAGTTGATAACAAACAATACATTATGAGTGAGGAAAGAGCAGAAATGTTGTTTGCAGATCCTAATTGGAAAAACACACATGACTATGGAACACCAAAACTAAGACAACCAAAAGGAATATAACAATGAAAAAATTTGTATTACCAACAATATGCGTTGATGAAGTTAAATTTTGCAAAGAAGGAAAATTTTTCTTTTTAAAATATAATGACAGTGGATATTCTCATATTATAGCAAAGCATGGATTTGATGAGTTATTATATAATATTCAAAAACAAGGTTATGATCTTATCAATGCAGATGGATCATTATACGACATTGAGCAAGGTGCATAATGACAAGAAATAAATTTGGACTTCCTTATATTTTTGACCATGTAAAAGCACAAGATCAAAGAAGGCTAGACAATCTTGATTATATGGTTAAGAATTGTCCTCATGATTTTAAAAAAATCTGGACTAGCAAAAGGAAAGAACTCAAGGAACAAATTGAAAAAAGACACCATAAAAGCCTTAACTAAGGAGCAATTAAAGGATCTTAAGGAAAAGATGCTAATATCTATTCTACAAGGCTCTATGGCTTGTAATGGGGTATATTTTAATAGATATAAGAACTTTAAAAAGGATAAATTATGCTTGAAACAATTATCGCAGTAGAGATTGCATTATTGATTTTTTATTATGCAACAAACTAAATTAAAGGTTTTAGACCTTTTCAGTGGTATTGGTGGTTTTAGTCTTGGCTTAGAGTCTTTAGGTCAATTTGAAACTATTGCCTTTTGCGAAAAAGATAAATTTTGTCAAAAAGTATTACAAAAACATTGGTCAAATATTCCAATAATAGATGATGTAAGGAGGATAAATGGAAAACAAATTAAAGCAGATGTCATTACAGGGGGAGTACCCTGTCAACCAATATCAATCGCAGGAAAACAAAAAGGAAAAGATGACGATAGATTCTTATTCCCAGAGATGCTTAGAATCGTTAAAGAGATTAGACCAAGATGGACAATTATTGAAAATGTGCAAAACCTTATTAACATCGCAAATGGAACAATCCTCAAAGACATTGTTAAAAGGTTGGAAGCCGAAAATTTCGAAGTCCAATGTTTTAGTATTTCAGCTAGTTCACAAGGAGCTTGGCACAAAAGAGAAAGAATCTGGATTGTTGCCAACTCCAACAACAGACTCAGTATCGGAAAGGACAAAAAAATACAAACAAGGAGGAACACCATTGACAATGGCAGTTCGTCAAATGTACCCAACACCAAATGCAACGAATATCAATACTCCTCAACCAACCAGAGTAGAGCAAGTGAGCTCTGGAGGTTTTATTCTGCGGAAGAAGAACAAACCTCACATGACTTATGGAGCAAGACTTCAAGATGTAATGCACCATTTGGACAAGACTCCTGGTGGAACTTTGAATCCAGAATTCGTAGAATTCCTCATGGGTTATCCGAAAGGGTGGACAGATTTAGAAAAGACAGAATTAAAGCACTTGGAAACTCAATCGTACCCCAAATCGCAAGAGAAATCGGAAAAGCAATTATCGAAGCAGAAAATGTATAGAACTCCAACATCTATGGACACAAATGAAGATAGTATGATTTATGCTGCTAAAATTTTAAAAGGAAAAGTAAATAGAAATAGCAATCAAAGAGTTCAAATAACTTTATCAACAGATGTTGCTATGGAATATTTAAAAAATAATCCTCACTTAATAGACCAATTTGATAAACCTTTTATGTATAGACCTAATTTACCAGATAAATTTGAATTTATTAATTATCTAAAATCACAAACCACAATAAAAGAATTAGTAAATAATACAGATATTCCTAAAACTAAAATTGAACATTGGTTTAGAAAAGATAATTGTTTTTCTTATCCTACCGTTGAAGATTGGAATAAAATTAAACCTTTATTAAAAGAAATAAAATTTGATGAAGAATTAACTTATGAAGTAGAAAAAGATTGGAAAGAAATTGAGTGAATATTTTTGGAGATATGAGGACTTGTATTAAATGCAAAATGAAAGCTGACGTAGTTGAAAAAGGAAAAGACTATTGTGCTGAATGTTGGTTTCAATATTTTTCTGGCGAAACGATGGAGCAATACGAAAAAAGACAAAACGAATTAGAAGAAAGGAGAAGAAAAAAATATGAAGATAACTCTTGACTCAAATGATGTTGAATTAGCTTACACAACAGCTCAAAGAAGATTTATTGGTAATGTAAGAATGAACAAAGGCTTTTCTTATGGCTACAATAAGAACTTAAAAAATCAATTATATGATGGGTTCTTAGGTGCAATGGGAGAAATCGTATATGCAAGAGCCACAAATAGTTATTTTAATGGTTCTTATACTGATAATAATGAGTTTTATTCTGATTCCGACTTTCAAGATAATATTGAGATTAGAACCCAAGACAAAAAATCATATAATTTTTTGCTTATTAGACCTGGAGAAAAGCAAGGAAAGTATTTTTTGATAATTAAGGACAATGATAAAGATTATAATTTTACAATAAAAGGTTGGTTTTTATATAAAGATGATTTACCACCTGAGAAACTATCTAACTTTGGCTACCAGGACAGACCTGCTGCATATAAAATTGAACTAAATGAACTAACACCTATGGAGGAAGATGTCAGACAAGATAAATTTTAAATTATTTAAACCTTTTGGTTCTACCTTAGCAAAGGCAACACTGCCTTTAGAACTATTAAAAGATTTTAAGGAAGATCTAAAAAAAATTAGAGAAGATAAACAAAAACAAAAAGACCATGATTGGAGTCAAAGATTAGTTGGTGCAGTAAAAGAAGAATACCTAATTACTCCAGAGGTTTTGTTAAAATGGAAAAGAGCTTTCTTCGATCCGATTATGGTTTCTTATACAAATGCTCATTTTAAACATGATAAGATAAAAAATATTTTAATTAATTCTGCTTGGTATGTAATACAAAAATCTGGCGATTATAACCCCATGCACAACCACTCTGAATATGTCAAAGGTAATTATACTTTAAGCTGCGTTGGTTATTTAGAATTACCTGAGTCTATGAAATCAACTGATAATGCAAAAGCACATAATGATTTTAGCGGTCAAATAGAGTTTTCTGAAGGATCTGAAAATATGTTTTCTGATAGCAGACACCGAATCAATCCAGAGGTTCGCCAATGGTTCTTGTTTCCTAATTATTTAATGCACTCTGTATATCCTTTTAAATCTGACAAAGATGATGAAAGAATATCATTTAGTTTCAACGCAACTGTAGTATTCGACAATGAATATAAACCCACAAATTGAATTTTATTTATACATAATATTGACAATTTTTGTTCTAATCTATATTAAAATA